AAAGTTTAAAGAATTAAAATCACTGGAATTTATAGACGTTCATAATTGTAGTTTTTTCGAACACGACGAAAACTCAGGCGCATCTCCAGACGGATTAGTTGGAACAGATGCAATTTTAGAAATAAAATGCCCTAAAAATAGCAACTTTTTTAGACTAGTGGCAGAAGAAGAAATTTCAAAACCATATTACTATCAAATGCAAATGCAGATGATGTGTACAGGAAGGAAAAAAGCCTATTTCTTCAACTATATAGTAATCGATGGAACCGAATTTTATCATACTATCGAATTAGAAGCGGATGAAGAAGTTCAAGAACTAATGAAATCGAGAATTGAACAAGCAGTAGAAATTAAAAATGAGTATATTAATAAATTAAAACAAAACAAACAATGGAAGTAGTAGGAATTATCAAAAAAGTTCAAGGAATCGAAGAAAAAGGAACGTTTAAAAGTAGAAGCGTTGTAGTAACAACTGAGGAACAATACCCGCAGCATATTTCCGTTCAATTCGTTCAAGATAAATGTAGTTTATTAGATTCCTTTACGGAAGGTCAAAAAGTAAAAGTCGCAATTAATTTACGTGGCCGAGAATGGGTCAATCCTCAAGGCGAATCGGTTTACTTTAATACGATTCAAGGCTGGAAAATAGAAGCAGCTTTTTAGAAATTCAAAAGCCCGATTATACAATCAAGTTAATCGGGCTTTTTTATCAGAATTAAAAAAAAATAGAAACTTTGTAAATGTAATTAAAAAATATGAGTTATTCTAGCGATTTGCCCAAAATCTTTAGAGTGAAGAAAAGCCTCCACTGCTTTCGGAGCATGCTGATATCCGTTTCTGTGATGCCACGAATCTGTTCCGCTAGGGCTTCTCAGACTTTCAACGCAAACTCCCATGTAATCCTTGCTGTTTTTATGATGCACGTGATGAGTATAAATATACCTATGTTTGCATTTGCTCCAATCTACAGCCTCGTGCGCCATTAATAAAGGCAGATCTGTAACCTTCGCACCATCTCCGTGTGTAGTTCCAATTAAATTATTTCCATAAGTAAAATATTTCCTGTGCGAAATACTACAATCGAAAGTAACATTTTCAGAATTCCTAAAATACGTCTGAATTACTTGGGCCAGGAAGTAGCCATTCGTGTAATCGTGATTTGAAGGATTAAAAACAAAATGAACGTCTGCGATAGGAAGCAACATTTCGATAATATTCGTGTATAAATTTTTAGCGATTAAAAAATTAGAGTGCCACATTCCGTCAGTATCTTGCGGTGTTCCACTAGTCGTAGTTCGCTGAGGATTATCAACGTGCAAAATATCGTTACCACCGATAAAAACTATTTTATCAATAGAGAAAGACGAAACCTTGTTTAATATTCCAATCACACCGCTCAATACACGCTGAACTGCGATTTGATTATCATAACTCTCTCCAGATTCGAAAGCAGAAGCCAGTTTTCCGATATGAATATCAGCTGGGTCAATTATTAGCAAATAGCTTTCTTTATTCTCAACCCTTTCTAGTTTTACGAACTTTGGCGAATACTCTTGTAAGTCTTTTATCAAGTCAGATTTTAGATCTGAGATTTTAGTCAGCTCCTGCTCGATATAATTTGGATTTTTTACGAAAAGTGAAGCCTCTTTGTTCTTAATCCACATATGTTTTACGCTAGTATTATCCACGTCAAGCGAATTAGTTGCATCATATGTTCCTTCGTATTCGTCAAGAAACCTTTTTCTGTTTCTATTTATGTACTTCGCTAGGGCTTCCGTTTCATTAGAAGTAAATTCAAGATTATACTTTCTAAATATTGACTTCGCTAGTTCGCTTTGATTTATTTCTTTGTTTTTCTGTAATGATTCGAGCAAATCATTATCGTAAATCGACCATTTTGACATATTTTTTATTTTAAGTTAAAAAAAAAGCCATAGATTAACTATGGCCCAAAATAATTATTAAGTAAATTATTTTAAAATTATTGCGCCACCTATAAATCCGACACCGATTTTAAATAAATTCGTGTCATACCATTTTTTTTTCGGTGTATTCTCGATATGCTTAATGTCCTCTGTTTTAATAAGTACGTTTGAGTGTAGTACATCGACTGTTTCGGTTTCTTTTCCTAGAAACCATTTTCGCTTTTTACCAGTGATTACAGTAACAGTGTCTGGAACTACTATATTTGATAATTTAATACCCTTTTGAGTAGTGATATAGTCTAGTGAATAGCTTTTATTTTTTACTATTCCAACTCTTCTGAAATTACACTTAACACTGTCTTTATAAACTATCTTTATAGTGTCGATTCTTAATACTTCCTGTATTTTGGTCACTGTTTTTACTTCCGAGAATTTATTTGCCAACTCTTTATCCTTTTCGGATAGAGATTTATTCAGCTGTTCGTTTTCGAAAAGCAAACTTTTATTCGAAGCAACAAGCGTTCCGTCTTTCAATTTGTAATTCGTTAATTCACTCTGTAGTGCTTCAACATTTTTCTTTTGGATTTTCTCGTTGTAGGTTTTCGTAACGATTACGGAAGCCAATACCAATACTGATAATATCCAAGCCCACGATTTTTTTAAAAATTCTTTCATAATGTTCTAAAATTTAGTTCTGCGTTTTTTAATTTAATATGATAGCCCTTTTCTTTGTAGTTGGGCCCATTGTAATACTTTGCGAATGTATTCCAGTCTTTATTTTTTAAGGCTCTAAATATTCTCACGTCTGTAGCTATAAATCGAAGCCCAAGCCATAGTTGATTCTTTTCCGATTTCTTTGCGAAGTCAACCATTTCCCCGACAGAGTCAAATCCTAGTCGCTTCCAGTGTAATCCCATTACTTGCATAGAACCCCAAGATGTAGATTCCATTGCTTTATTAGGATTCTTTGCGAAAGCCTTATTAAAAGCCAACCACTCTGCTTCTTGTCCTTCGACACCGTTTTTTATAAATAGCCTAGTTAATCTTTTAAACCAAGACGGCTCGAATTGAATCTTTATTTTACCAGTCTTTTTATCAAAACCAGATCCCCCACTTTCAACTAGCTGAATTGCTTTTATCGAAGGTTTTGGAATTCCGAAAGTAATAGAAAGATTTTTAAACTCGTTTTCTGTTATCATGGTTTCATAAATAGTTTCTGAAGGAATATCCAACACAGTTGGAAAACGGCACCACCTGCGAAAGCTAAAGCTGAAAACTTCGCTAGGTAAACTTTTTCACGAGTTAAAAGATTTTCCAAATCGGCATCGATTCGAGATACTTTCTCGACAAGCCCTTCCTGTTTTGTTTTTGGGTCAGATTCTAAATAGTATAGAATCCTATCGACTTTTTGATTCAAATCTTTAAACTCGGTATTCATTAATTTTCTTCTTTTAGGAATACATTAATTGCGTTCATAATTCCCGAAATACCAACTCTGCAAATTAATATTTCCATGCTATTTTCGGCATAACCTAAAGCCAAAAGCATTACAACGGCAGTATCTGAAAGTATAGAAACTGCGTTTTTCGTTTTACTGAACCATGTAGGTTTTGTTCTTCTCATTTTGTAAAGATATTATTTATTTTTTAACAATTCAACTTCTTTTTGCAATTCTTTGATTTGAACTTGTTGTTCTTGAATCGCTTTTACTAATGCCGCATAAATCCCTTCTTTATCCAATCCTAGTCTTTCGCCTTCTTCAGTTTTAAATTCCTTTACTAATTCCGGCATAACTTCTTGAACTTCTTGCGCTATAAAACCAAATTGTTTTCCTTGATTTATTTTATCATTTTTCCATAAATAAGAAACTGGGCGCAATTTTAATATGTCACTTAAACCATATTGCAAATCCATAATACTATCTTTTAATCTTCTATCAGATGGATTTGTACTTGTTAAAGTTCCGTTATTTGAATACACTAATCCTGTCCCTAGAGTTGGAACTAAAACAGTACCCGAAGCAGTTAAAACAAGAACAACGCTTGAAGCATTTCCAAATTTTAATGGGCCTTGTCCACCGTTTGCCCAAGAATATTGTATTAAAGTACCGTCCGAGTTTGTTGGAAAAGTTGTAATTCCAAATAAATTTGTACTTGTTCTAAAGTCTAAATTTCTTGTTGCTGAACTACCATAATCACCTATATGAATATCTCCCAATACATTTAATTTAGCACTTGGCGAAGTTGTACCAATTCCTACGTTGCCACTTGAATTTATATACATTCTATCAGTAGCACCCGTTCTAAATAGTAAACCACTATTGTAACTACCTAACGAAGTAGAATAAACACTTGCTTCGTTTGATTTAAATGATATTAATGTATAGTTTGAAACACCACCGCTAAAATGACCAACAATACCATCTGAAGTATCGTTTACGTGAAATTTATAAACTGGTGAGGTTGTTCCAATCCCAACATTGCCTGCTGATTCAACTACCATTTTTTGACTTCCGTTAGTATTAAATTTAATTGCCCCGTTTATTTCATTTGAAAGCAATAAATCTGTACCCGTATGAAATAAAAAGCCTTTTCCAACTCCCGCAGTACTTAAAGCCAACATTGATTGAGAACTTCCGTTTATATCTACTGTTGTTCTTCCAGCTGCAGAATAATTAGGGCTATCTGTCCCAATACCTACCGAAGAACCGTTGTCAAAAATTTGACTATTCGCAATACTTCCGTTAGTATTAAATTTTGAAACTCTATTTATTGTCCCTGAGTTTGCTGTTACTGCAATTTTCGCCCTATCATTTGTGAAAAATAAAGCGCCATTTTCGGGAATTACAGAAGTGTCTAATGTTGCCCAAGTCTTGTTACCTCGCCAATATGAACCCGTTGTCCCAGGCGCAGTAATCGAAGGCTCTTTACTATTCAATTGAGTTTGGATTGAACTAGTCGCATCGTTATAAGTTTGTTGCGCTAAAGTCTGAAATTTCCTGCTAGCCGTTTCATTAATTTGGTCAGCCGTATAATCCCCAGTGTTAGCAGTTACTGCTCCATTTCTTCCGAATACCGAAGTCACTGAACTCGTTGGTGTTAATAATTCTTGCCAATCGGATAAAATTGCTGCGTTTGTTCCTTTTAATATAAATGATTTATTTACGTCAGTCCTCACTGCTACATCTCCTGTCTCTACCGTTAATGCCAACATTGCCGCTTGAGAACCTACAACAAATGTATCTGTTATTGTAATAGCAGGTAACTGGCTTGATATTAACTTCCCGTCACTTCCAAGTCCCGCATATCCATTAGCTGTATTTTTATTTGCTGTATTTTCTTTTAAGTTTAAAGCCGTTTGAGTAGCCGTCGAAATAGGTTTGTTTAAATCGCTAGTATTATCAACGTTTGCTAATCCAACCATCGCTTTTGTTATCTGCTTATTTTTCCAAAGCCCCGAAGATGATTCATAAATCAATCCGTCATTATCGGTTTTCGAAGTGATTAAAACGTCATGTATCTCATCAAGTTCATATCCGTTTTGAATTTTCACTTCTATCGTTCCCTGCGTAGCTGCTAAAGTAACGATTCCGACGTACACTGCGTGATTAGGTGCTACTGGTTTTGTAGTAGTATATCCACCCGCAGTAGTTGGGCTCAACCATAATACTTGCCCAGCTGTATAAGCTGATGTGTTTAATCCTAAAACAGTTCCTATTACTACAACGTAGCCGTTTGAATTATTATTTATATCAGATTGAATAACTCCGAACGTTCCAGATGAAGTAGCTTCTGAGTTTGCTTGAGCTTTCTGAACATTTGGTTTTCCGCCAGTCGCTCCGTTTAAATAAACAACCGTTCCTTTTGTTATAGTAGCACCAGTGCTATTTCTAACCTCTGTAATTACTCGATCTGATTGCCCTAAAACTGGAAATGTAGTTGGTGTTCCAGCTCCGTCTAGATACTGAGTTGCATTTCCTGTTGGTTGGTTAAATTTGTTGTCCAAGATACTTTTTAAAATCCAGCGAACTTCGCCAGTTGTAACGTCTTGAACTAATAATCGACCCGCTGTGTTATCTTGGGTGTTTTGCGTTATAGCAATTTTTTCGTACTCCGCTTGGCCAAACATTACTATCGAAAACATAGTAAACCATAAGCTGATAAATAATTTTAATTTTTTCATTTGTTTTTTGTTTATTTATTTTATGAATCCTAATATTGAAACACGTTTTCCAACTGCGGTTAATCCCGTAATTGTTAAAACGTTACTTGCTTGACTCCATTCGGTAGAAAGTTTAAAACCTCTTTCGACGTGAATCATCGCTACAACAACTCCGTCTGGAAGGTTGAATGTTTCCGTTCCTTGAGACAAAACTTCTGAATTGTAAATTTCTTGGAATCCTAAAGTTGTTGGCTTGTTCTTAATGTAATCGTCTTGAGTGTCATCGTTCTGATTCCAATCGGGCTGAACATTTTCTTCTGCGTTTTCTTGAATGTTCGATAACTTTACTTGCTCGGCATCGGTAAAATTGTTGTCAGATAATCCCTGTCCCGTTACTTTATCGACTTTATTCTGATAGAGTTCGCTAAAGTTCTCATTCGTTTCTATAAATGACTGTCTTAAAGAATCCCCTAATCCGTCATTTGGTTGCGATACGTTTATAAATTGCTGTGCCATCTTAATACCAAGGGATTACTTTGTTGTCTTCAATATCGGTCGTATTTAACCACTCGTTAATCGAAATGGTTTTCATATAATCGTAGAAGTTCAGTTCAACGTTCGTTCCTAATTGCTTGTACCTTCCGATTAATACAGAAACCTCTTTTAAATCAACGTTTCCTTCTTTATAGATTCCGTTGTTTGAAGTTTTATAGCCACCGAAAGCCATATAATTAGTACATGCGAAGTATGTTAACATATCCACGACGTAATTATCATAAATAGTTTTATAAACTCCGTCTAGTGTTCCAGCGATATAATCTTCATCGATTTTATTGTACAACTCTAGTCCAAGAACTCTTTTTAAATCGGTAGTTTGAGCCGTATAAATATGAGGCTTTAAACTATCTGCGTCAATATTCCCACTGAAAGCAGTTAATGCTGGAATATCATTCGAATTTAACCATAATGTTATCATATCTGTGTACTTTCTTTTTGCGGATTTCCTAATAATCGAATCGCTTGTTCTCTAATGAATCCGAAAATCAGATATAGTATTGCAATTGCGCTTTCATAACTAGTAGTTCCAGATGAATATGAGGCTTGAACTTCTAATAAAGACTGAACTCCACCGACAGAGCCTTTTAATTGGGCTTGGGCTTCTAGAGTTTTATCATCTAAAGTAATCGCCTGAGGGCTTCCTACAACTTCGGCTTTATTTTCCAATTCAGTTTCTTCTTTGAAATCCTTAAAGTCCAATTTTATTTCTGGGTCAATCAATTTAAAAACAGATTCAAGCCCGTTTAAAATCACACCTCTCATTGGATTTATATGTCTTCTGTATAATCCTTTAGTCGCTACTGCTATTTCATCTGCGTTCGAACTGAATCCACTTCCCGAATTAGAGCCTGCGAATAAGATAGGTGGAGCTGAATGCGCCACGATTAACTTTCTTTCAGCCTCTTCAGAGTAAAATACATTTTGTTGGTTCAATTCAGGTGGGTGTAATTGGTCAACTACAACCGCACTCTCTGCGCTTTCGTTAAATGAAACGATTACTTTCGCTTGATTATCCGTTCCGACGTAATTATCACGAACTTTTTTCGCCTCTTGTCTAGCCAATTCTGGTGTAGCTTGACGACCATTGTTGTAATTGATTACAGTTAATGCTCCTAAAGCATTTTTAAAATGGTTTTTTCCGCCATTAGCAAGTTCGCCTTCTACTTCGGCCCAAGGAATTCCACTCAAATAATCTGGAATAGGAAAAAATGGCTCTGCAGTTGCACGTCTTACAACTAATATTTCAAGGTTTTCCTCTTTATAAGTTCCGTCAAATTTAGGATAAAAAGTTGGTCTGTACACGAAATTGTTTTTCCAATCCCAAGAGTACCAATACCCATCGACTTCGATAGAATCCTGGTCGTAATTAACGGCTAATTTATAAATCGGAATATATTCGATTCTTAAAGGTGTTTTTGCCATGCTCCAAATAACTTGACAGGCGAATCCACCATAAATCTTATAATCTTGAACTAGTAAAAGAACATCTGCTTCTGAAATATATTGGCTTATGTTCTCGCCGTTAATATCAATCAACCCTTCGCCGTAAACGTAGTTCACGAAAGCATTAATGATACTTGAATTTGTAGGCGAATCGTCATATGCATTTCGATAGGTATCGAAATTTATATTATTAACACCATTCGTAATCCATCGACGACCAAAAACGGGCTTCACGTCGATAGGCTGAAAGGCACTCATCTTCACGTCTGCCGAAAATACATGTGTATCTTTATTTGTAGTCAAATCTTGTTTTCGTCTGGCTGCCATATTCGTAATTTTGTATGTTTGTTCCTTGTTCTAAAATTAAAAGTTTCCCTCTGTAAATTACATTTAATCCGTTTTTCAATTCTATCTCGTATTTGTTTTGAGATTCGAAATCACTAGGCTGTGAAAGAATTTTTATGTTCAATTTATCCGTAATCGTAAAAGATATTTCTGGATTAATCTCAACATTAGTTATTTCATTGCGTAAATTTAAGATTAAATTATCAATTAACGACGGGAAAACTCTAGGAATTAATGAAAAAGTTAGTTCTGTTTCTAAAAATAATACTTTCATACTTGAAATTTATAAAAAAAGCCAGCATAATAACTGGCTTTTTAATTATTTATTTAGATAGAATTACACGTATGCTTTTAAAGCAGTAGCGTATTCAGTTAATCCAGCACCTGTAAGCAAGTATTTTCTTGAGAAATCTGGCTCCATTGTGTTGAAAGTAACCGTGTACCCGTTAAGGTCTCCAATTGTTCCTCCAGTGTCAGAATCAGCAGTAACTGCCAATGCTCCTAACTGAGAACCTGCCGCAACAATAGTTCCGTCTTTTTTCTCTAGGAATAAAACAACTTCACCTTTTAACATTTCTTCAACTTGTTTGTTCAATGCCAAATCCTCTCCAGATCCAACGTTGAAAATACAAGAGATGTTACCAGTCACCCCAGTAGAGCGATTGTCTCCACCCGAAACTCCGTTTTCTAAAAATTTAGTGGCGGTGTTTTTTAATTCAAATCTAGCGATAGTGTTTGCTGCGTATGGAATTGCTACAACTCCTGCGTCAGTGGTCACTACTCTATTCAATGAATCGTATGGAGCAATACCAATAGCTGTAATTCCAGCCATTTTAGAAACGCATGCTAGCTTTCTACTTTTTGTTAGTGTTACACAACTCATAATTATTTTTTGTTTTTTAAAAGCCCCTAATTAAAGGGGCTTTGATTATTACTATCCTCCGTAAAGAGTGATGTATCTTTGGTTTGTTACCCAAGTTGATAATGCTTGTACATTTTTGATGTACATTAAATCAGCTCCGTTCGCCATTTTACCTGTTTCCAAGATGTTCATGTCCGAAACTAAATCCATAAGGATTAATAAATAAACCGCTGGTGAAGCAATTCTGAATCCTACTAATGGCTTGAATTTGATTTCAATTCCGTTGTAGTATGCTTTCTCGTTTGCTCCAGTTCCTTCGAATAAGAAGTTTTGATTTGAAGCTGCTCCAACAGAGTTGTTAGCGATTTTCATCAACTGCTTGTCTCCTAGTGGAGCGTAAATCATTACTGGGTTTAAAGTATCGTTCAATACTTTCGGGTCGATAGTAGCAAATATTTTTGCGTACTCTCCTGCGATAGATGCAGCAGTAACAGCTGAGATACTTAACACTTTTTTGTAATCTCCTAATCCAGCACCTGGTGTAGCTTTAGATTGAGAAGCGTTGTGCAAAATCGTAGCTGGGAATGAGTTGATCAAATTCGTAGGCATTGCTGCTGCTAGAGTTTGAGCACCTGCAGAGATTGAACCTTGTCCAGCTCCTGGAGTTAATCCAGCGATTAATGCTTTTTGAGCTGTAGTCGCTCCGTCCCAAATCATTGATTCCATTGCGCTAGAGATAGCTGGAGAAACATATTGAAGAACTGCGTTATCAAACTCAGAAGAAACCAAGTTGAAAGCACCTTGCGCCATTGATTTCTCAAAGCGAGTGTCTAATAATACGTTGTTATCAACTGTATCTGAAAACTCAACTTTCGTAAGGTTTACAGCAGATCTCTGTGTTGATAAATCGATTGTTCCGTCTGTAGAAACTCCTGCGCTTGTATACGCTTTAGCTGCAACGGTTACTTTACTTTCGTAAACTTCAGTACCAGATTTGTGGTTCTCTTGAATGTTTACATCTCTATCTCTGAATGTTCCCCAATCAGCATAGATTTCAGATTGAATTTCTTGAATCTGACTTTGTGGTAATTTAGTACCAGAAAATGTTATTGACATAATTTAATTTTATTTGTTGTTTTTAATAAGTTCGATTTCTGCATTTAAAAATTCAATCTCTTCTTGAGTTAAAATTCCTTTGCAATGTTCTTCAACGCTTTTCCCTTTAGGAATAGATGCTAAAAAATCTGCGTAAGAAACTCCAGAATAAAATGGATTTAAAAATTTGCTTTCTTTTTTTTCTTTTACTTCTGCCATGACTATCGTTTGTTTTCTCGGTTAAATTTCAATTTTTCGAAATTACTCATTTCTTCGTAACTTTTAGAAACTTCTTTCGGAGTGTTCTTGATAGGTTTAGCAGCTGGTGTTTCTTTCGCCATTTTAGTTAAGTCTGTTTCAGCTTTTACTTTCTCGGCTTCCGATTTCGCTAGTTGCTCTTTCAAGTCAGCGTTCTCTGCTTTTAAAGCATCGTTCTCTGCTTTTAATTCGTCTAGGTCTGTACCTTCAGCATCCGTTGCCAATCCTTCTTCCACTACTGGTTCTTCAATAGCTGGTTCGTCAACCATTTCTTCAGGATTTTCGGCTTCCTTGTCTGCTTCTTTGGTAGGTACTTCCACCTCAACTTCTTCTGCTACTACTTCAGCTGAATCATCTTCTTTTTCTACTGCCATTTCTGTATCGATTACAGTTTCATCTGCAGAGAAAACTTGTTTAATTGCCTCAATTACGGCATCTAGTTTGCTCATATTTACTTTATTGGTTAATTGTTCTTTATGTAAAAGACTTGCCTCAATTGAAAGTCCGTCTATTTTACCGGTTTTAATGTAATCGTTCCAAACAGAATCGTTATCTATCTTATGGCCCATCATCCAAGTTCCGTTCGGAACGTCGAAGCCCATTTCTTTTGATTTGTCGATTTCTTTATTTTGAACAATCCAAGATTCGAAAGGAAAAACTCCTTCCACGTTATTATCCGAATGGTCAAGATTCGTTGAAAAATTGCCTTTATTTCTAAAGTAATTTTCTTGAAGTTTCTCGATAGTTTCGGCAGTATAAAAAACATTCGCTGGTTCGCCTTGAATGTTATTTCTGAAAATCATCTTATTAGGAATCATCGCAGGGGCATAAACAATTCTTTTTTCCTCGTTAGAAAAATACATTTTTTCTTCAGAAGAAAACTTCATTAAGGTTGTTTCAATAGCTGGATTTTTTACAAGACTAACTTTAAAAACTCCAATACCACCTTCAGGAAAAATTAATTCATAGGTTTTCATGCTGTAAATATATAAAATTCTTTTTTAATTAAAAACTATTTGCGCTAATTTTTTTTCTGTCTAATGCTTGAGCAGTTGTTACTTCCGTAGAAACTACAAAAGCCTGAACTGGTGGCTGTGCGTTTGTATTTGCTGCAATAGTTGTAGCGATGTTATTCTCGGCACTCGCTTGAAACTGAACTTGCGGAACTGAAGAACCCATCAATGGTGTACTTGGAGCGGAAGCCCCACCGCCTCCAGCCGAAACTGAACCGCCTTGTAGAATCTTTTTAGCACTCGCAACGTTTTTTGCTATCGTAGCCGTCGAGCCAACTAATGAGGCTGCAGTAACTAATGGGCCCACTACTGGAGCAGCTGGACCAGCTATTGCTGCGGCTTCTTTACCAGCTTGTAATGCCATTGGAATTGCTTTCGATACGGCAACCGCACTATCTGCAGCGATCTGGGCCAATGCTAATCCTTTTCGGATTCCTTCGGTCGCTTTTGATTTTCTTAATCCTAACTGCTCCAACGAATCAACTAGGCTAATCCCGTTTTGAGTTATAGAAGCAATAGAATCTTGAATATTCTTTTCGGTTTGTATTCTATCTGCGGCAAACTTTTCAGCTTCCTCTTTCTTTTTTGCATCTCTTTCGGTAGCTTTATCCGATTCGCCAGCATAATATTCGTCATTTAATGCGGCTATATTTCTTTTGTGTTCTTTCTCGGCTTCTTCAGTAGATAGGTTTGCCGCTTTTAAGATTCCAAGCTTTCTTTCATACTCTTCATTCTCGGCTTCAACCTTTAGTTCATTTTCGGTTTTTAAAGCATCTTCATTCGCTTTTTTAATATCCTTTTCTAGCTTTACTGCGGCTTCATATTCCTCTCTAGCCTTTTCTGCTTGTTCTCTAATTAATTGCTGTCTTGCTTCATATTCCTCTTTTAGTTTCTGAAGTGCCTCTTTCTTTTTTTGTTCCGCATCTGCTGCAGCTTTCTCTCGGTCTTTCTTTCTTTGCTCGGCTGCTTTCTCGGCTTCGTCTGCAGCTAATTTTCTTGCCTCATCTCCACGAGAATATTCGATTGCCGCAAGTTCACGATTTAATCTTTTCGCTAAAGCAGTCTGATTGGCGCCATCTTCTTTTATAGCCTCACTGTATGCGTTTTTAGCTTCGATTTTCTTTTTAGTAAATTCGTCTAATTGGTCACCATGTTCGGCTAGGAATTTTTTGTTTAAAGCTATCGACGCATCTGCATTACTTTTTAATCTATCTAAAGCCCTATCAACTTCCGAAGTAACTCCGATAAAATCAGTCACCGAATTCACGATGTTCATAATCGTGTCGCCAACTGCGGATAGTCCAGGAACTAATCTCAAGACTACTTTTTTAATCTCATCGAAATTATTTATGATTAATCCTAATGCGACAACTAAAGCCCCGATTCCTGTCCCGATTATTGCAGCCTTTAATCCTTTAAAAGATTTCGAAGTGGTATCAACTCCAGCTCCAAATAATTTCATTACAGATCCCGCAATTACTGTAGAAGCAGTATTGATATTCTGAACTAGAGTGCTTGATGTAATGGTCGATTTTAATAACTTCCATTGGTCACCTAATTCCGAAAGGTTCGTGATAGATTCCGAGAAAGCCATCGCAGCTTGAACCTTTAAAAGAGTTTCTTGTGTCTTTTGAGATTGGTCGCCAAATAAAGCCATACCAGAAACTAGTGCCGTTGTTGCATTAGTTGCTAATTGTGTAGCTGCTCCGAGTGCTTTGAACTTTTGGTCAGGATTAAATTTATCAACCAAGTCTTTAGCGAATCCCATTTGGTCTTTTAACTCTGCGACCTTTTTCGCTGCGTTTACAGCTTCTTTTGATGACTCGCCATAAATAGCCGACATCTTCATTAAGTCCTGAGTGGCTTCCCTAATCTGCGTCTTGAATGATTTATATCCGTCTTCAGACTTTTGAGTTTGTGTATCGTTTTGCTTTTGAGAATCGGTTACATTTTCAACGGCTCCAGCTAAAGCATTAACCTCTTTAGAAGTTTCGTTTGCATTAGTCTGATAATTTAATACAATTTTTTGTTCAATATTATTGCTTTCTTCAGCCATTTTAGAAATTTAATAGTGTTATTTTAGTTTTGCCCGTCGTTATATCAATCGTTGCGTCTAGTATCGTGAATAAATTTTCTGCTATTATTATGTCATTCTGTAATCTAAAGCCCGTTGGTGTTTCGCCTTGGCCTTGAAAACTATTAGAATCGTTCAAATAGATTTCGTTCGATGGTAAAATTAAAGAATATTCTTGAGACAATACGTTTGGATTTAATAATCTTGTCGTTTGGGCAGAATAATATTTTGAATAAAGTGATTTATCATAAACTACATCTTGGAATTTAAGATTCGAAAACCCTAAAGAGTTCAAATTTTTATTCCAAGGCAATACCTTCATATAGTTACTTAACGGAGAATTTAAAAGTGTTCCAGCTGTATTATTATTCTGAACTCCTAGAACGCTTGATATGGGTGTGTTTCCGTAATTATAGAAAATAGTTAGTTCGCCATAGTTCGGGGTGTATCTAGCCTCACCGTCTGGAAGTATTTCGGGCGATGAATTATCGAATCCGTAATATGTAACGACGTCACTTGTTCCGTTTAAAATTACGGGGACCATTAATGTAAATGTAGTCTGAACTATGAATTCTCTAGTATTTGCAGGCTTCACTAAAGGATTAACCGCTTGGCCATATTCGAATCCTGTCTGACTTAAATAGTCCAAGTTGCTTTTATATTTAGAATCAGCGTGTTTGAAATTGTAGTAATTATAATCACTAGCCGTTGATTTTTTAAAGTCACTAGCATTTACATAAGCAGTGTAATCCAATACAGATTTTGAATATGCTTTCTTCGAAGTCTGAATATCCTCAGGTGTAAGCCAGTAAAGATTCTCATCGTTTGGCGAAGTATCGAAAACCGAAATGTTAAACATCTTAAAATAAGAAGTTAAGAAATCAATCACTTTTATACTAGGTAATGTTTTAAATAAATCGATGTTCGTCGCTAGAATATCAACCGCATTGTTATTTACTAAAGACTGGTATTGATATGTTGCGTATCTCTTTGAATTAAATGGGCCATATTTTCCGTCGTAGTATTTAAACTCTATTCCGTAGGTTGCATTTGTCCAACTAGTCGGTTGATTAAATTGAACGTAAACATAAAACTCGATTTCGTTATTTACAAATAAAGAATCGTTGATTTGAATTTTATCAAAAAATTTCCCGTCTGCCAGATCTATTTGTTTGCTAGCAAGAATTATGTTGTCAGACTTCCTAACTAGTGTCACGTTAATGCTTGAACTAGCCGAGCTGTTTCCCGTAATCAATACATTTTCAAGTGCTATTTTAAAAGAAAAGAACTTGTCCCATTCGTTTTCGTTTCTCTGCTTTATGACTTTAAAACTATTGTCCGAAAGGTTAGTTGTTCCAACGTATTTCTTTGGGTCTGGAATATCTCCTTCGTTTTTTGAATCGTACCAAGAAACTCCACCGAATCCTTGTTTCAGTGTCATCTTTTTAGCCTCATTCGAAAGCATCGTTTCTGAATTACACCAGATAAACAAATCTTTATATTCTGGCCTTTCGTCTAAAGGACAAATGACGCTCAGATTATATTTCTTTTTAATCAATTCTATAATAGAACTGAACGAAAGACAGGGTCTTAATTCGTATGATTTTATTGTTCCGTTACTAGTAGGTGTAACAGTTGAATCATAAGCCACGTTGTCCTTCAATCCACTCTCTATATTAGAATTAAATCCAAGAACTCTATTGCTAGAAATTAACGGAACGAAATAAGAAACGTTCACGCCGTCGATAGTTGTATTATTCGCTCCTTGAAGTAAACTGTAAACTGTATTTGGTGTCCAATTTATTTTCAATCTCTCGGTAGCCAAATCCCCAATTAAAGCATCTCCAATTCTATCCTTCAAGTTAGTCATCGAAGTTGCGAAGTTTCCAGTGAAATCGGTCGGAACGTTATTTTTATATTTTAAATCCGAAAGTAAAATGAAACCCGTTAAATTTAGAACTCCATCTGTATAAATCTTACAAGCAAATTTATTTTCAGTATTTATTTTTATCACGTCGGTATCTCCAAAGAATCCAAAGGCTGCGCGATTTTTAGGTGTAGCAGGAAAAGTGAAACTCATAGAGTATGGCGAGAAAATCTTGCTAATGTCTTGTAAATCCTTCTGAGTATATTTCATTGAAATGTTCTCATCTTTATGAAGGTCAAGTTTCGTGTAGTTTTGCCCGTCTATTGAAATAAAAACTTCTGTTATCATTATCTGATATTGTTTATTTTATTATTGGTTTCTTCAAACTTAATATTGTAGTCAATAGCGTTTCGGTCGTTCACTCTAGTCTTTTTTGTGAAATCGGAATCTGTTACAACTACAGGTATCTGATAATGAGTTTTATAAAATCCTAATAATTCGTTTGCGATTCCTTGATTATCCACCGTGATATTCGTATCGTCAGCTGTAACGTATGTGCTATCAACCGTAATTCCAGTGGTTGGATTATTCTCTATGTCTCCTGCAAATTTAATCAAATAAACTTTAGGTGAATAAATTAATTGCTCTACAATTGACACCATTTCTTCGGTAAGTGAGCCAGTATTTATAGTGTACTGCTGTGTTACTAGCAAATTATCACGTAATTTCGAGTGAGTAAAGCTATTGTCTACCATTAATGGGTCACGGAATACTCTGTTCGAAGTATCGGAATCTAGTTTTGTAGAAATTGTAGCCTTTCCATTCGGTGTAAACATTTCCCAAAGCCCTAATTTATTAAGAAATACAACCAAATACGGGTCACGTGAGCATCTAGTCCAGTTACTTGGCGGTGTAATCTGCTGAACGTTAATCATATTTGCTGTCGTTGCTTCCGAAACAGTCCTTGTTAGATTAAAACTCTGACTGATGTAGTTATGAATTAATGGATTGTACCATCTGTTTGCTGGATTCGGAGCGATTCCGTACGAATAAACGGCATTTTGCTCATAGTTCCAATTATATCCTAGAGTTGCAAAAGCGGTCGTGTAGTTTTTTCGAATGGTTTCTTCGCCAGAAGTAACATCTGCGACTATCTGCCAGAAAACACCTTGCCCAGTTATAGCTGGATTGGTCAATTGATTGTAAGCGAAAGTTGGTTGGTTCGTATTTAATGCGTTTGAAGGTGTAATTAAAAACGACTTAATTAAATCAGCGACTTGAAAATTAATGTAATCGTCATCGGCACTAACTTTATCCTTCTTTAAAGTGAAGTTTGGTTTTCCTAAAACTTTATCTTGGTCACCGTTCCAAATCCACAAATAAACGATAGCTGATTTGATAGACGTATCTTGGTCATCGTTTTGAATTCTTAAATGAATTGGCGAATTACAAAAAGTGATTTGACTTTCTGTATTTATTATCGTTCTACTTTCTACTGGTAAACTGTTCATTTATTTGGTCGTTTATTTCTTTTACAATTATTTTAGTCGTTGCCGTTGCGTATTCTTTTACTGCGATTAACAGAGCATTTTTCTCTCCAGTATTAATTCCTTTCGGATAGTTATATTTCCCGTAATACACTTGGCCCATCGTTAATTTCGTGTCAGGCTTTACCATGTAGTTAATCGAGTTCTGCAACTGTCCCGTATCGAAGCGTGAATTTTCTCGTGCCTCTTCATAAATCTTTTCGCCGAGAATATTCAACTGCTTCTTGATTATCTTGTCCGCATCGATCTGGTCTTTAGTCCTGCGCTTCGCCATCTTTTCTTTTCTTTTGTGCTAGACTAATCAAAGCCTTTATTCTATTGGTTGCCGTTCTTTTAACCGCCGAAAGAACTTTGCTCTGCGTCGCTCTGCCTTGTCTTGTCTTTCCTACTTCGTAAGTGTCTCCACCGAAATTAGTATAAATTATTTTCCAAGCTACTCCGTTTGGTATTAATTTTTTTGCTATTTTCTCCAACTCCGAGTTGTCCCCGAATTGTCCGTAAAATAACTCACGAAATATAACGACCTGCCGAACGTACGTGTATGAAATAGAACGCTTTAATGCGCCTGTTTCAACGTGAGCTGTTGACTTCGCTCTATTTACTACCTCTTGGGCAATCGCTCTTATTTCAACTTCACTTAACAACTAGTTCCTAGATTTGGAATTGATAAATCAATAGTAAATTGAACCCCGTCAAGATTCTCTCTGCTGTATTCTTTTAAGAACTCTAATTTCGAAATCGTATCGAGTTCAATATTCAATGAATTATTCTGTCTATCTAGAACGTTTATAAATCTTTCGGCAATCGAATGAGTTTCGTTTACGTTATCCAAATAATTCGTATCGTTTAACAATTTCGAATCAGTCTTTACTGGCCTTTTATCTCTTTGCTGTACGATAGTAATCTCGAAAGAAACTACAATAACATCGTTTTGAACTACACTATTCAGCATGTCGATATTTACTAATGGATAAACGTTTTCTTTATTCGAATCCATCTGTAATGTAGGAACAATAGAAATGGTATTGACTAAATTGTTTTTGTCAAATTCCGATATAATCCAATTATTTAAAATACTAATTTCGTTCATTATTTCATTTGTTCAATTGTTCTTTTCCTTAAAAGATATTCCCCTTGAAAAAGGAATCTATGCAGATCCCAGTTCACTACTTCATCGAATTTCGTGAAGTCGCCTTGAGTTAATAGATAAATGATTTCGATGTAACCGCCATAATGTTGGTTGAACTCTTGTCTTTCTATCGCTCCGTTTGTAATCTCTCCACCTACTGCCGTAATAGGTGGGTTGTAAATCCATTCATACTGCGCTTTTATTTCGGCAGCGCATTCGTAAAAAGCCCCAATACATATTCCACTTCGGCTAAAGAAACTTTGTTGTAATCTATCTTTTGCCAGAAGTATTTTTTCTTGGTTACTAGTTTTAAGAAATCTATCACATCGCCGTCTTTTACTAAAGTATCAGCATCGATAAATTTAACGGCTTTCTCGAAATTCAAATCAACTTTAAATCTCAGCACTGGTTTCTTTTTAGATTCCAAGGCTTTAGAAAATCCTTCAATATCAGTTGTCTTGAAATACTTCACTACATTAGTAGCGACGTAAACCAAGTCAGTTTCCATTCCTTCAATCGCTTCCGTAAAAGCTATGAAGTCCAAATATTTAATATCGTTTTTACTTCTGTATTTCATTGTTTCTATTTCTGAAATTCGTAAATCACTCTCAATTTATTCAAATCCAATTCCTCTTCACCGAATAATTCTCTGAAAGTTTCTTCAGATTCTAGTTCTTCGGCTTCAATCTTTCTAAATTCTTTGCTTAAAAATGGAAAGAATCTATTCAGATGCTCTTTAGTGTGCGACTTCCCAAGGTCTTTCATGGGAATAAATTTTTTACTTTTTGCCATAGTTTTAAAATTATCTGTAAATATATAAAAAAAATTATAGAATCTGTGCAATATTCTCATTTATAATATGAGTGAACGCATAACCCCAGGCATCTATGGCGTGATTGTTATCGTCAAACGGTTGGTCTTGATTCTTGTCGGACCATCTGTAGTTGTTCATTTCGTTCTGTAGATTAATGCTATCCTTGTCTATGATAATTTCATAGTCCAAAGCTAGATTTATCCTATCTTTAATTTTCGGCTTCTTACACGCCTTTATATTCAGCCCCTTATTGTACAAATCTTTAATGAACATTGCGGCTGCACTATCGCACCAAATTCTAGTGAATCCAACTTCGTCTTTTATGACGTTATAGATCTGAGTTGCGGTCTGATTCGTTTTATAAAAAACCTCTTTTAAATAAATTTTCTTTTCGTTTTTATCCACGAACACTTTGACGCATGCCGTCGGGTGAGTGAATCCTTGGTCCATTCCGTAAACGGCTCCATATTCGCTTTCGTAAAATTCCCCAATAGTGTAGTCGAAAATAACACCTTCTGCCGAATCTCTAAAGCCACCAAGAATTGTGCTTTTGTATTCCTTGTATTCTCGGATTACTTTTTTAGGAAGGAAGGGCTGATCATCTTTATCGGTTGCCAAATAGCTTTCATATACTAATCTCAAACGCTCATATTCAAACCAGTTATGCGGTGCCATATTCTCTTGGCCATTATCTAGGTAAGTCGTATGGATATAAAGTACATTATCAATTATGCCATTGAATCCATCTGGAACTCCTTGGAACAATTCATTATAAAGCCAGTGTTTTTTTGTAGGTGGGTTGAAGCAAAGAATCGAAAGACACTGAACGTCGGTTGCTCTCATCGAACGTTTTATTTTTATCCACTCTTCATAGCTAGTAAGTTCCTCAGCTTCATCCGTTATAAAAATCGAATAATCCTCAAGTGATTTTAGCTTCGCCGTTTGAGTTCCTACTGAAGTCTTTTGCCCCGTTATAGAAATCTTGCCTATTGAATCCCGAACCGTGTAATTGTTATTGGCGAAATTATAAAGGTTGTCGATTCCTAATAATTTCAAACGATTATCTAGTGCGGCAGTAATCGAGTTATCGGTTGAGGACATCGTCTGTCTAGTGAATAGCACTCGATGATTATATTGGGCAGTTGCTAATCCGACGAAGCAACCTAAAGCGAAAGACTTTCCCGAATCACGACCACCAGACAAGCAAACTGTATCAACTTTTTTTAAAGCTGAATCAGTTTCTAGTAGTAAATCAAATAAAGGTTCGTATTTATCTGAAAATTTAACCTCTTCCATAGTGTTCCATGCATCTGTAAAAATTATGGTCCGAATCAATCCAGATCGATTTACATTTTAAAATCTCTATTTCGGAGCCATAGACGTTTCTGTAAAATTTTAATTTAGTTGGATAAATAAATTTTGTAAATCCTATAAATTTCATAATTAAAAATTTGTAGTCAGGACAGGATTCGAACCTGTACACAGGATTTATAATGGTCGCTTTACCATAACCTAACCTTCCGATTGCGTCTACCTTGAAAGGAACTTTAATATTCCTAACTATTCCGCCACCTGACTGTTTTGTAGCGTAGCGTGGAATCGAACCACCCCTCTGGCATATGAAACCAGAATGCAACCTTTACACCTTAACGCAATATGCAAAAGACCTTCCCTGGTACGCTGTTCTTATGGGTAGCGTAGAAGGTACTGTTTTACTTTGTTTTCTTAATAAAAACAATATTCGGTCTGTCTGGGTTGATATTCGTTTGCTCGATTATCTGTTTCGGCATTCCGAATCTATATTGAAGCCAAGTTTTAATTGCGTTCGTTTCGCCTTCCATAACTCTTTTCGCTAAAGATTCCCAAACTTTCTCTGGAACCATAACTGCATCCATCTGCTCGATTACTTTTATTTCATCAGCTTTTGGTCGCCTTCCTGCTCCTTCTCTAGCACCTCCATTATTTTTTCTACCATCTTCCATATTGAAAAAAATTGTTTATTCAAAGGACAAATATAAGAAAACTATTTTAATTCTTTAGGCTTTTTGGCCATCTTAATATTCGAAGCGCAAACTGCTAGTCGTTGCTTTTCGTTCGGATATTCTTTTTTCATAACGTCGTCGGACATACATCTGTCGATAAAGTCTACATGTTCTTCACCGAATTTTGGGGTTGGTATCATTTTAATAAGTATTTATTAACTGGTTTATTTTTATTCTGTTCCGATAGCTTCTTTGCTTCTTCTTTTAGCCTTTGTTCTTGCTCCCAGATTGTTTCTTGATGTCTCATATCTCGTATTCCGTTTTGCGATTTATACTAATTCCATTTGGTTTCATCTGGAGCAAATCTTTTGTTCCCGAATAATTTAAAAATAATTCTTTCGAATCTCATGCCTATCTCAATAATGAATAACTCAATCGACAATCTCATGGTCGTGTATTTTAAATGATTCGATAAATATAGACAATATTTTGATTTCGTCCAAGGTTAAATCCTTGAATAGTTTTCCGTTCACGGTCCAGCGACCATTTTGAATTTTGATTTTGAATTTCATAATTTAATTTTTTAAGTGGGCTTTGCCGATTTGATAATATTTCTGATATGCTTCGATTGTATCTGACGATTTATATTCGTCTGGCATACATTGCGGTGGATCTGTAAATCCGAACCTTGTAACTTTATGCGGAGCGAAAGAAAGAATTTCTTTGCACTTTTCTATCGTTAAATGATTTCTGCCGTATCGCTTCGTGTATTCGTCGCCAAGTGCTAGCATATAATTATAGCACCACATATAATTTTCTACTGAAGAACGTACCCAAACAGCTGATGGGTGGTTAATATGTGTCTTTTTATACGGAACATTTCCATCGCCTTCGATATGATGAGCGGTGCATAATAGTTGCGCTGCTTCTATTACCATTTTCACGACGTGTTTATTGTAATGTTGCTCTGCGGCTTTTACTGGGTCTGAATCTAGATAGAAAATATTCATAAATCTTGAATTAACTTGGTTAGCAATAATTTTCTTTGTGCTAATTCGATTCTATCATCTGAGCTGATATTTCCAAACGTTGCTAGATCTGATTCGATTTTATTGATTCTGTCGTTCGTTCTCGAAATAAGTATTGAGCGCATTTTAATTGAATCGACTAAAGCCGTCAGTTCATCGTCATTAAAAGTGTCTTTGACGTAATCCTCAAGAACTTCGATTTCGGTTCTGTAATCAGTTTCAGGTTTTTCTAATTTATCGAAGTAACCTGGTTCGTTGTTGTAGGTATCTATTGCCATGGTTTTAATATCTAAAAATTATTTGTAATAAAAAATACATTGCCGCAAAGAATGCGAATGCGATTTGGTACTCTGATTTTTGAAGAAATTTTTTCATAATACTAAAATGTTAAAGTTATAGAAATAAAATCATTTTTTCCAGCTAACCAACCGTGTTCGTTGTCGAAAACTAATTCTACAAATTTTTTGGCTTGAGAAATTGATTCTGGATTTGCTTCGCCTTGTAATCTGATTCTGCCTACTTCTAAAGATACTACATAAAATAAATCTAAATTGAGCTGAATTGCGTTTAAAATTTCTAATTGTTTTTTCATGGTTTTTATTTTTTTAATTGTTTGATGGGACAAATATAAAACTATTATTTCAATAAAAAAAACTTTTGTTTAATTATTTTAAATATGGTTCAACTTTACTAAAATCAAAAACCTCTCGAATATTAGTTTCAATCCATAGAACTTCACACCACCAACCGTTGTCATTATAGATTGACCAAAGTCTGAATTCCTTTCCATTTTTAGCGAAGTAAGTTTTCAAATTCTTGTATGGTTTTAATTACGTGATATTCATATCCGAGTTCCTGGACCGCTTCTTGAAAAGCGACTTGAATTTCTTGCTGATTATTTTTACCAACTTTAAATTCGCAGAAGACGATTCTGCCTTTAAATACAAGAATCGTATCGGAGCAACCTAAACAAACGGGCACGTCTTTTCTTTTACGTGCCAGCTCGTTCGGTACTGGTATAATTATGCCTAATCCTTTTCTAGTGATATTGTTTCTGAAAAAAGCTATACAGCTGATTTGTAGTTGATGTTCCGTCATAATTAAAATGGTATGTCTGATTCTACTTCTGTTTTTTCTTCTGTAACATATTCGATGAATCTCATCGTGTGATTCCTTCCTTGATTAAATTCGATTTTGTAATATTTTCCAAAACCTTCTAGCCATTGAGTAAATTTCTTTTGCGATAGCCATTTCTTGTAGTCTTGGTATTCGTTGCAGAATTTCGTAAACAGCTCCGCTTTATCAAGTCTGATATTCATCGGCATATTTTCCAAATCTTGGCTCCATTCGTAAAATTCAAATGACGTTTCTTTGATGAACTTTCTTACTTCGAGATTATTAAAATCGTGTTTTACCAATCCATTTTTAAGATAGTACTGAACGCAGTTAATCATAAAGTTGTCGAACTTTAGCCATTCGGATTCCGACCAGTCAGAGAAAAGCATATGTCCGAACTCATCTAGCGGTGTATGTTTGTAACTAAAATATGAGCTCATTTCTATTTCAAATTTTCTTCTTTCGAAAGAACCACCGACACCTCCTAGAGTATAATTTGTAGTGATTAGAATCTTTGGAGATTTCTCTACTGGTAACGTAATTGGTGTCTGCCCCTTATACGTTATGATTATTCCTTCCGTAATTAATGAGAATAAATCCTCAAATTTAAAATTCTTTTTCACGTCGTCGAAAACTAGCAGTTGAGTATCGGGTGTCGCTATCTGATATGCGAAATCTGAATCTGGTTTAAATTGTTTTCCGTCGATTCGAGAAACCTTGCGCATATTTTTTAAAGCGTTCCAAAATAATCCCTTCCCAGATCCACCGTTTGGATTCTCTGAAATAGTTTCATCGTTAAAAACAATCGCTTTATTATTCGCCGAAGTCTTAAAAGAATGAAGCAGGTACCCAATTACTGATTTAAAAGAATTGTACTTTAGTACGTCTTGTCCCGAAATTAACCAAATGAACTTTCTAAATACAGCCTCGTGGTGGTCTGCTGTTTTAAATTCTCTATCTATTATTTGTTTTTTCCAAACTAATCCATCAACGTCGATGTAGTCAATAGTTTTAACTGAATCCTTCTTGATATTTACAACGCAATTTTTATAGTAAAGGAAGCAGTCAGAAGCAGTGTCCTCTTTTATTTTTACTTCGGTAGTCGATAGCATCGAAAGAAACTCTTGTTTAAAATATCCAGTATTCGAAGCCATAAAATCATATGGGCCATATCCGATATTCTCACGCTCTAGAATATTACTCAAAACGTAATCTTTAATCAGCTTGTCGCTTGTTTCCTCAATCATATTCTGCTCCTTCTTAATAAAAGTGAACGTGTTTGAGTTTTCGCTTGGATAGTATTTAAAGAAATTGTTTTGCTCTAGCCAGAATTTAAACTTATGCGTTGAAAGCATTATTTTTCCCTTGTCTGTATAATACCAAAACTCATCAACATCGATATTCTCTTTCAGTAAAGAAATATCAATTCCATCGAATTGTTCTTCAAGTTCTTTTTTCGTTTTTCCCGAGCGAATTAATTTCTCGATTTTTTCTTTCTTTACGTTATCCTCAAAATGTTTCGTTCCTGGCGGTGTATTCTTTTTATAAGATGATTTGACTATTGACGAAATCTCTTTATCCTTCCCACCAGAATCAAACTTCAAGCATTCGTGAAGTGCGTCATCTTTCGAGATTCCGAAATCATAAAATGCAGATGCTAAAATATAAAGATTCGTGTTCTTTTTTCCGATAGTCATACCATATTTCTTTTCCCACCAAACTAGTAACTTTTCAATAATTTGATTATCAGAAGTCATTCTCACTATCGGTTCTGTTGTTCCGACGTTTTCGATGTTAGGCTCTTCCATTTCAATCCATACTGATGAATCTGGATTTACATACATATCGGGGTCGTAAGATTCGAAGCAGAAACGAGAAACGTCAGATCCAGACTTGTCCCAACTATGATGATTAAAATGCTTTTCTAAAGCCTCAAAATATGCTCGATGATTTGCGGGCACTGCTGGTATTTTAACTAGAACCTTTATGCCTTTTCCACTTGGAGAAATCCAAGCTGCGTAAACGAACTCATCAGAGCTGATTGAATCTCTCAACTCGATAGCTTCTTCAATAGAATTTAATTTATCGAAATCTAGAGTGATAAATCCAGAGTGCTGAATTAATCCCGAAGCTGAACGAGTTTTGAATTTACCATTAAAACAAGTTCCTGGAAGTTGAGATTTATTTTTGTTATAATCCTCATCGCTCATAGATCTGAGTTGTTCGATAAAATCTTTAGAATTTCCATTTCTAATCCTATTTAAAACATAATCTATCGATTTATGAAAAGGATTATTTGGGTCTTTTACTGATTTAAAAATTGATACTGTCATATTTTTTTAGAAGTAAAGCCCCCGAGATAGTCCAGTGGTAGGTGGTACTATGTCAGAGGCTTTTTAAAATTTTAAGTATTGGCTACCACTCCAATAGTTTACAAATATATAAATTATTTTTTAATACCCCAATAAATAAAGTCTAAATATTCAGAAATTTCTTTTAGTCTTTTATTATCATTTTGATATACTAATAATCTTTTTCTTTCAATATCTAATTCCTCTAATGTTTTTGGTTTTATATATTTTTTTTTAGACATTCAAATTAAACTTAAATGGTTTACCAATTAATAAATTTTTTGTTTGTTCAATATTATTTTCATATATATGAGCATTACCAATAAAAAAAGTAATGTTATTTAATGGTAAATTAATAAATGAACTAATAACATATATTTGATAAAGATCAGATGGTAATCCTAAATTACAATCTGCTGATCTTTGATAAACAGTAATATTGATTTTATTATTTACAATTTGAAATTGCATCAAACTTAAACATGGTAATTGATTTGTTTCAGCTAATGTGTTACCAATAAATAGAACATAATTTTTTGATGGTTTTAATGTATTAATTTTATTTATCAATTTAGGTAGATCTTTAAAGTAAGTTGGATAAGAATTAATTAATTCCGGTTTACAATAATCCCACCATGTGATTCCATTCTTATTATATTCATTTACATTAGTAATACCATCAAAATACAATTTTAACTCATCACGTAGCTTTGTTTTTGCAATTGGGTGAACACTAAATAAATGTTCTAATTGTTTTTTATTAAAACTTAACTTTTGATTAATTAATCCATAACTATTAGCTTTTTTAGCCGATTGTAATTTTCCTTTAATTACAATTTTATTTAGTAATTTGTAATATTTGTTTAATTCCATTTTTTTAATTTTTTAAAATAAATCCTCTTGAGTCATGCGTTCTATTAAATTCAAATTTATAGCCATTTTCAATAGCATATTTTTGTATTTGAATTGTAAACATCTTTCTTGAGATGCTATTATCTCCATTCTCTAAATATGCTTTTGTCAAGCAATATCGAATGTTAGGTTCAAACTTTAATTGTTTTTTATTTCCAATTAAAGAATTTATCTCAAATGATGTGTTATCATACCAATCATCTGCAAATAAATTACAGGTCTTTTTCTTTAAAATTTGTTTAATTCTATTTTCCATGGTGTAAATGTACTAAATGTTTTTGTGATTATTCACATAAATCACACACTTTTTTAAAAAAACTTAATAAAATAAGGTGTTTTATTTTTTATATGACGTATGTCGTATTTTTTTAGATGTTACACTTAAAAAAAAAATTATTGTTTTGCATTTTTTTTACACAACAGACTTTGCAAATTATTAATTCGATACGACACAAAAAATACTTAAACCGTTTATTTACAAGCATTTAACTTTTTTTAGTGATTTTAGATAAAACACGCTTTCAGCTTTTCCTTTATCTTTTCGAGCAAATATTTGTAAGTTCTCGGAACTCCTTCACCTAACATGTTCACATATCCATAGTTCTTTTTTAAATATTCCATAATTTTAGGCTCTAGAGTTCCATTTTTAATTCGGCTTTCGTAAATAGTAACTGGGACACGATTCAATTTCCATAAATCGATGTACTTTTCGATTATTATTTTAAAGTAATCGTTTTTTGAATTTGTAGTTCTCTTTACGAATTCAGCAATTTTCCTTCCATTAGGCATAGGAATCGTGTTTAATGCGGTAGTCGTCATCTGAACTCTTTCGTTCTCTTGCTCCTCACCGATTCCACCAATTGGTATTCTAATCTGCGGTTGATTCTTATGTCCGCAGTCTGGGCAATTATCCGAGTTCTGTCCAATCCAATTATATCCGCATTTTTCGCATTGAATTAAAAGTTCTTTTTTCTTTTTTTCTGGAATTAATCCATTAAAAAATATTTCTCGCCAATCTATTTCGTCTGACCATTTACCTAATCGTGAAACATTTCCACCCAGATCTATGACTATGAAATTATCCTTAAAAATCAAATCCGAAGTTCTAGCACCACGACCAACTATTTGATGCCATAAAGACAGAGATTTCGTCGGTCGGTTTATAATTATACACTCCACTTCTTTTACGTCAAACCCAGTAGTGAATGTACCAGTTGAAACTAATATTGCGCCGTCTGTATTTTTAAACCATTCGACTACTTTTATGCGTTCGCTAGAATCGTTATTTACAGAGTCATATGATTTAATCTGATAATCCTTAAACGTATTAACTAGAGAAAGATTCTGTTTTGTAGAAGCGGTGAAAATCATTGTCTTTTTTCCTTTCGCCTTTTCTTCGTATTCCTGTAAAACATTATCATCGTGCTTTACTGATTCCTCAGCAATTTCGTTTTCGTCGAAATCGTCATCGCCTTTAGCTTTTAATTCAGAATAATAATCGTATGAAAAAATCACCTCATCTACAAGGCTACCTTCTTCAATTAGTTTTTTTATAGGAATCCCAGTGATAATGTTATCATAAGTTTGGCTCATGGTTACTGGCGCACCCCATTTATCTACATGCTCGTTGTAGCAGCATATTTCTCTAGTGTCATATTTTCGGTTGCAGTAATTACATTTGTAATAAGTAATTCTTTTATTTATAATTGGGGTGGCCGTAAATCCTACACGTTTACAATTAGAAAATAAATCGAACGTTTTTAAATGTATTTGCTCGTGAGCCTCATCAATTATCATTAGCCCAATATCTAAAGACGTTTTTCGGCTCCAAATAGTTTGCGTCATTCCTACATAGACATCGGTTTTAAAATCATTTTTCGATTTTGCGGTGATTTTCTCATTTAAAATTCCGAATTTTGCAAGAGTTTGTGAAGTTTGATTTACTAATTCGTCACGATGAACCGAAACTAGAACCTTTTTATTAGGATTTAAAGAAACCCACTGACGAATAAATTCCGACATTATAACTGTCTTTCCAGATCCAGTAGCCGACTGACAAAGAACCGAATTAAATTCATTCAAATTAACGAATAAAGATTGAATCATTTCGGTCTGATAGTATCTTAAAATCATAATATTTTTTTTAAGGGAATAGCCTTATTGTAATTGATAAATTTAAGGTTATAGCCTTTTTTCTTTTTTAAACATTTCTAATAGTTCTTGCGTAGTATAAGCTCCATTGATTACATATTCTTCTTTACTAATCCACTCTGCAAACTCAATAGCGTAATCGTCTGCTATTTCTTCACAAGCATGAGATACAATCCACCCATCTGTAGCTTTTTCAAATTTCTCATTTAGTGTCATATTAACTCTTTTTTATGATTCTGTGAACTGTAGCTTCGATAGTCTTATTGTCTTTATTCCAAGCCTCAACTATTTGAGAAAGTGCTACTTTCGAAGGTAGTTTCTGAAGCGAAATAAATTTTATCAATTTAGAATACTCATTTAAAATCTGAAGTGTTTCTTCTTGCCCATTTCCAAAGACAATATTATAATCTCTTTCGGCCAATGGCGCAATCTCTTTAATTAGAGAATTCATTTGCTGTTTTAATCGCTGTTTATTGTAATGAGTTCCTTGCAGTTCTTCTAGATTCTCCAATAATAATTGAAGTAAAACAACAGATTCTAATAATACCAATAAATTACTTTCTGACTTTTCCATTTTTTATAATTTTTCTGTATAAATTATTTACTCTTTCTGAATTAATTCCTCTTTTATAGTAGAAATTTAAAACTCTGACGATTCGTTGTTTCTCAGTCATTTTTTTCGATTTGTTTAATTGCGAAATTTGCATAGTCAATAATTTTTTTAAAGTCACTCAGATCTTGGTCTTTTTTTCTCCAGTTATATTTATCGATATTAAAACGACAACAAGCCAAAATTTCTTCTTTCGTCATATTCGCTTCCGAACGTTCAAAAGTATCGATTCCGATTTGATATTGCTCAGGCTTTTCGGAAGCAGGAGCATCGAACATTTTTTTCCAATAATAATATCCCTCTTTAGTAGTATTCCAATTAAATGCGTCAGTTAATTCGTCGCTAGTAATTTCATAAATAGTTTGGTTTGCGTTTTGTCTGTAAGTTTCTGCGTTGAATCTCACGTCTTTAGGTAGTTGACTAATTTTCATAATTCATTTTTGATTCAAAGATTAAATAATTTGCTCTTGGGTTGAATTTAACGTATGCGATTATTGCATTTGCCTTTTCTTGGCAATAATAATATTTTCCTTTTAATATATAGTCAGGAAAAATCTCCAGAAGTTCGGAGCGTGAGCGAATAGCCCTTTCGGACAGCTTTGCTATTTCGCCAATCTCTTTTCGGTTTAAATAATTCATATTTCTAGTTTTTAAATTTTGATTCGACAAAGATATATTTAAAAAAAAGAAACAAAAAATTTTTTTAATAAAACTTTTGTTATATATTTGTCAAAAATTAAACCAATAACAATATGGAATTAGAGAAAAAAATACACGACGCATTAATTAGTCACGTTGGTGGAAACGCTAAAGACGTAAAAGGTATCAGCGGAACTCAGCTGACTAAAATGAAGCAAGGTAAATCTGGAATCAGTACTAAAAAATTAAAGGAAGTATTAAAAGCCAACGGAATGATTGGCAAACTAGAACTAGATTCAAACGGCTTGAAAATTATTATTAACCTATTTTAAATCAGAAAAAAAAATGGAAACTAAAACAGATTGGAGAAAATTCAGAAAATCAACGCATTTAGCATCGGCAGATCTCGATGCAATGGAAACAGATGGAAAAGCACTAATTTTTACTATTAAGGAAGTAAAATTTGAAACTGGTGTAGACGTTTCTGGAACCAAAATGGACGGCGTGTTTTGCTACTTTGTAGAACCGATAAAACCTTTGAAGCTAAATTCTACTAATAACAAAATTTTAGCTGGATTTGCGAAGAAAAACGGGCTAATTGGAAAAGAATGTCATATAATCGAGAATTGGAAAGGTATGCGAATCGAGTTATTTGTCGACCATAACGTGAAAATGATGGGAGCAATTACAGACGGTGTTCGAATCAAACCAATTCAGCCAGTCGATTCTAGTAAAAAACCGATTTTTACAGAGGCTAATTTCGAAGCAGCGAAAAACGCTAAAGCTACAATCGAACAAATCAAATCAAAATACGAATTATCAAAAGAATTAGAAACTAAATATTTGGAATATGCAAAATAATGAACAACGCTCGGAAGGTTGGCACCTACAACGCCATGGAAAATTCACAGCTAGTGAAATCCATAAATTAATGGGGATTAAAGGATTAGGCGAAACAGGTAAATCCTATGCTATTGATAAAGCAATCGAACAGCTTTATGGAGATACAGAAGAAAGTTTCATTTCATACGATATGCAACGTGGAATTGAACTGGAGCCTTTAGCCTTCGCAAAGTTTAAAGAATTAAAATCACTGGAATTTATAGACGTTCATAATTGTAGTTTT